GTGCGCGTAATAGTGTGTGGTATAGGCGGTCTGTGTGATTGCTCCGAGTGACATCTGTTGTGCCGAGTTCATAGAGAATATCCTGCGCAAGGCTTCTGTCAGCATCTAGCGTACCTTCCCACTCTAACTTAGTTCCCTGCGCCCAGCGAGACTGGCTCTGCATATCCAACTCGTCACCTGTATTAAGGATGAGGTCGAACTTCTCTCGCTTTACTAACTTGATAAGATTCTTAACAGCTTGCTCATGGTGATATGGGATTTGTAAATCCGAGATAACCAAGTATCGGCGTTTAGTCATCGTCCTCATCTTCGTAATCGCCGAACCTATTTGGATCGACTGGGTCTGGCAGAATCCATGCAGGATAAGACTGAGTATCGGTAATCATAAATAACGCAACACCTTCAGCGAAACCCGCTTTGCGCAATGACTTCCAGTACTCATGCAATCCGATGCAGTAAGCATCTAGCTTTGAGTAGCCTTGCTCCTCTAGCTCTTTTGCTTTTCTTGCCATAGCAGAATGTTACCTGTCTAATAAGATGTTGTAGATTTCATCAACTCGCGTGTTGAGTCTTTTAATCTCAGACAACAAATGTGTAATCACATAACCAGCAAGACCCCCAATGACTCCGAGAGTTGCTAGATAGAAAGTGAAGAAGTCCTGCTGCGTCACTTCTTTATGCCGAGAGCTGTGTCGTTAGCATTGAGAAAGCGCAACACTGGTGGAAGGATTGAGGCTACGCCTGCTGCGATAAGAGCCTTAGGCTCTGTCACTCCTGCTGCTGCCATTGAGATAACTGCTACTAAGAAGGCTCTAGCCCAAGAACCTGCTGCTGTCTTTAGTTCATTCATTACTGGCTCCTAACATAGGTACTTGAAAAAAAGCACCATCATTGTCAGCTTCTTGCGAAAACGAGACATGACAGTGGTGGTTGTGTTTGTTTGAACCCTCGTATGTTCGCCAAGCCCAAGCCTTTTTGCTTGAGGCGATACGACCATCAAAGATAATGTAGGTAATACGCTTTTCTTTTTTAGACTTGCATAGGAGACGAATCTGATCTGCAATATCTGGCATGAGGTCTGGCTTGCTCCGACCACTGACATCACGATCCACATCGATGGCACGAACCCAACCATTAGCATCGGGATTATGATCGCTAGGACGAGCTGCGTGTCGAGTATCACCGATCCAGCCATCCGATGTGCGGTCACGACTTGGGTATGAATCATCGAACTGCTCTCGTAACTGAGTAGCAGCTCTAGATAGTCTTGGCTTCATGAGCAATTATCTTAGTCAAGTGTTCCACTTATAGCCCAAGTGCCTTCAAGTCATCAGCAGTTAAACCAAGTGCAGCAAGTTTAGCCTGTGCTGCTGCTTTGTCTGCTGTTGCTGCTGCATCTTGTTCTGCCTTCCAAGCATCATATTGAGCAAATCCTGCTTCAAATTGTGCCTTTGTGCAGCGTGGTCTTTCATCGACCCAAGTGATTAAATCAAAGTCATTTTGAACAATAATCCAACCACCTGCTGGACATAGCATTGTTAAAACATCTGCGCCTGTTGCCATTTTATGCACCTATTTCTAATAAAATTATTGAGGAAGTTTCGCCATTAACTTGCACATCCGTGACGGCAGCATTGGCTGGATTGTTGAAAGTAGTTTTGTATGTTGTTGCTGATGTTGTTGCAGGCGAATCTAAATAAGCAACAGACCCAGAGGCGGTGTTAGTAATGGCTGTGCCAGTATATAATGAGCCATCTGCAAACTTAAGCAATTCCGTTGCGCCGCGAAATAATTTCAATGCTATGCCGTTATTGGCACTACCATTACTTTTTCTCAATCCATTTTGAGACACAAGTACCAATATTTTGCTTGTTGCAAGTGTCGGTGTTATGGTGCCAGTTAAAGTTGTGTCTGCAAAAGTTGAAGTTGCATTGCTTGTTGCTGATGTTGTGTAAGCAGCCACGACCTGCAAGACTTTGCCACCGCCACCTGCTGGCGTAGCCCATTTCAAGCCCGTAGAAGTGGAAGAATCCGCCACGAGTGTTTGACCGTTTGTGCCTACTGCTAGGCGAGCTGGTGTATCGGCTGCTGTTGCAGTAATCAAATCGCCTTTAGCATCTAAAATTACGAGAGGGTCAATCGCAACCCATGAAAAATCCATGTCTGTTCCAGATGCCTTAGCAAGCACCTGACCTGTTGTGCCACCTTTTAGATCAACTAAAGATGCATCGATTGAATCGCCTAGGGTCTCAATGGCTACTGCGCCATCCTTGACCAAGTCAGTGCTGGTCGGCACTGCCCAACCAAAGTTAGGGGTTGTTGTTGCCATTAGTTTATTACTCCGATCGCTTTAGACCACTGTAGTGTAGCATTTACGCCACTCCAAAGGGTATTGGTTGGGATTACTGTCGCCCATGTTGGGGCAATAAGTGAGAAGTCTGTAGGTGAGACATAGATAGTTGCATCAACATAAGTTGGAGTCGCTGCAAGTGAAATGCCCTCTACAAAGCCTGAGAAGTACCCCTCGAACATATTAAAGGGTAGGTTAGTAATAACTACTGGCTCGCCAAAAAACAGGTTAATAAGGTCGTCTAGTTGGGCAGATGGCATTGTTGGGTTATCGAGTCTAAAAGTAATCTGGTCAAGCTGTGTTCTAGGTGTTGAGCGCAAGGCTAAGTCTCGCTCTACAATATCCTCAACATCTGCAAGAAAACGGATATTAGAGTCGTAGCTCTTTTGATAACGACCATAAGTCGTAATTGAAGCATCGTCTGTAGCTGAATAAGTGCTGCCGTAGTCATTGCCATAACGCACAATTTCGCTGTTACGAATCTTGCCAATTTGTAGGATGGACTTAACGCTGGATGGGGTTGCGTAATTTGCATCTAATTGGGTCGAGCCATTAGCTGCTAAATAGTTGCTTCTATGATCCGCGTCTGCATAGGCTATGCGCCCCTGTTTGTCCTCATACAGGAGACCTAGTGCGCTATCGGCTATCTGGGTTACTAAAGTCTGTGTGTTGCGGTCTGCTGCGTGGAGATTATCCATCTCATATAGCCCAGCATCGATTTCGCCTAAGCCCACATTTTCTGCATTAGCCCATGTGGTAGTCGGGTCGTAGTTATACCACTGTAGAGCAGGTGCTACTTCTATCCATTCATTAACTAATAAATCCTGAAGAATAATAGAAATCTGCTCACCATCTAAGTCATGGGCTACTGCTGCTGTGTAAATAGCTTTAGGCAATTTAGCCAAAGCACCTACTGCAAGAATTGAACCAACAGTAACAAAGCCAGTTTCTTCTGGGCTTCTAACTGAAGTTCTGAAATCTGAAACTGTGCCACCAAATACAGGCACATATACACCAGCACTGTCTTTAAGTTCTAGGGTTAGGGAATCTGTTACATCAATGTCAAAGAGAGCATTGGTTGCGTTGATAATGTCCATGCGGGCATAACCTGCTTGACACTGCCGATCAATATCAATACGACCAGTAGTGACATTAACTGAGGTTACATTTGTATAAACAGTAGTTCCTACTGTAATACGCCATTCTGGAAGCCATGTCATACTGGTAGAAGCAAACTCGATGTTCCACGCTGGACAGCTTGGCGAATGACATCTTCAACAGCGCGGGCTATCGTTTCTGGGTCTCCAATACCTGTATTCACATTTGTGTTAATGGTTACGCCTGCTGGCAGTTGATTACCTGTACCAGTTTTGCCTAAACCAACTGTTGATGGCATAGATGTAGTAGCTCCACCATTTGATGTAATGCCTAAAGATGCATTGCTTGCTCCTGCAAATGGAACAAAACCACCAAGTGCAGCTCTCTGCGATGCCGCTAAAGAATTGAAAGCAGATGCAGCAGAACCAGCAAAATTCTTGAAATAACTCTCAAGGCTTGCTAATTGTTCTTTGACAGACATAAAATTAAAGTTCTTAAAAATATCATCTAAAGGCTTAATGCCTGCAAGGGTGCTGACTAACTTTTCCGTGTTCTTCTGAGCATCGTCAAGCAGTTTCGTGTATTTTTCAATCTGGCTAATGTTCTCAGATTCAATAGCCTGCATGAGCTTGAGACGAATACGATCTTCTTCTGAAATCTTGCCCTTGAGAGCAGCTTCAATCTGAATCTTCTGGATGTCAAAGATTGACTTGGCCTTAGCCAATTTTAACTGTGCAGTGTTAATTTTAAGATTCTCTTTGGCAATCTTGTTTTCAGTAGTTGCTGTTGATTTATTAAGGTTAGAGCCAGATTGGATGGGTTTTTTAGAGGGTGTGCTTAAAGTGACTCCAATTTGTTTGCCAGCAAAACCAAAAAAGATACTTTTACCAAGGTCTTTAACATTTTTAATAAGTGATGGAATGGCTCCTATAGCAGTACCAGCAGCTAGGGTTACTTTGTTAAAGCCACCCGCAAGTGTTTCCAAGAAGATTGTGGCATCGCTTGCTTCTGTTCCACCGCTTGCGCGAGATAAAGCATCAACAAAGCCTTTACCAATAAGTTCATTAGCTTTTCCTGTTGCAGTGCTTAAAACATCCATTTTGTAAGAAGTTGTAGTTAGGTAATCTTCTGCTGCTCCAGCTGATCTCTTTAGAATAACTGACAAGATTTCATTGAATGACAGTGTCGTAAGTTCAGCCTTTGTCAAACCTGAGTTGTATTTGACTAGACCTCTAGTAACTCCTACATAACCTTTACCCAAATCCTGTGTAACTGTGGCTAAATCAATGCCAGACGCTCGGCTGATAGTAATTGCATCATTAAGAAGTTTCTGGGATTGGGTTAATGAGCCAGTAGTAGTAAGCAAACCCTGAAACGCTGGACGGAGAATGTCGTCCGCGATTGCCGCTGAAGTTTCTAATTTATCAATGTAGTCAGCAATGGCAGGATTAGCGAAGCCAATGCCTAGATTCTCTACTGCTCGGTTAAGTCTAAGGGCTGCTGCTTCATCCGCTGCAAATGCTTTTACTGCTGTCTTGCTAAATTGGACTAATGCCGTTGCGCCAAATGCAATACCAAATGTGCCTGCAAGTTTCTTGACATTGCTATTGAGTTTTCCTACAGCAGTATCGGCTTGCTTAAAGGCTTTATTGCCAGTGTATTCAGCTGCTAAGTTAATGACTACTGATGGATCAACTGCCATTATTTAACTCCCATAGCGTCATAGAACTTTAATTTAGAGTTCTCAATAGCTTTAATAACTGCTGCGTTAGTCTGCCCGCCATCTTCTTTCCATGCTCTAAAGATTGCGCGACCTTTCATCTTGCCTGACCTACGACCTGCACCAGTCTGATTATTGGCATCTACTATCTGCCCATAATTATTCATCGCTTCGATAAATTGCGCACCTGCTTGCGGGTTATTGCTTTTAGATTGATTCTTAGTGCCAGAACGAATCATCTTGCCATAGTTGGCTTGACTCTCACGCACAACTTTAGCCATAGGAGCCTGCTCGCGACCATTAGGATTCTTGCGACCAGCAGTCTCATAAATAGCACCAGCAGCAGAAGCATTAACAATGCGAGCTAGTGCTCTGAAGCCTTGCTTATTAGGTCTAGATGGTGTGGTCTTATATCCAATACCGCGCTTGGCTTTTCCTGTATTCCAAATACGATCACTGCCCCAAGCTGTTGAACTACTTTTAGCCCATCCACTCAGAGGAGCCTGTGAAGGGATAAATCCTCTAGCTTTATTAGTAATCGGCTTAAGAAGATTGCCTAACTCTTTTTGAGTTTCTTTAGCTAAGTCTGGAGCAAAGTTTTTTAGAGCCTTACGAAGTGCGATTGCGCCCTTTACTTCTGTTGGCATCGCTTATCTCCTTTGCTTCATCTTTAAGACCGTACAACAAGGCTTGAAGCATTATTGGGTCTAAATCTAATAACTGCTGTGGCGCGATTCCCAATCTAATGCTCAAGCGAGCTATTAAATAGGTGAATGGATAATCGCGCTTTAAGCTAAAGGGTCTGAGTCCAACACCTCAACGGATTTTAATCCCTCGATAAACTCAATCCCGAAAGGCTTAACAGTTTCACCTGATCTGCGTGTGACTTCCCATGCCAACCAATACACCGAAGTCTGCATCTCGTCTTCACGAAAAGCGCGGTGGAAGCCCTTTTTAGCGTATAGCTCAAATGAATACTCCACTGCTGGAGTAATCTCACCCTCGATAACGCTTCCATCTATACGAACGATTTTTAGTCTTGCCATGAGCTGCCCCTTTTTTTATTTGTTTAGAATGTGCCTGTAGTTGCTACTGCAATCGTTGAATTACATGTAAATGTAATTGACTGTGTGCCAATGTCTGATACAGCACCATTGATGTCTGTAGTGTTATTGACAAGAATTGAAACAGTGTAAAGAGGGTTAGTAGCAGATACTGCTGTTCCCTTGGTCTGTAGGAATACAGCTGTCACTGTTGTTCCCCATGCAGCTTGAAGTGTTGCGAGAACATTTGCTGAAGCTGTGTCATTAAGGAAGTCGATGGTTACAGTTGATGCTTCCAAACCTTTTACAAATTTTCTAGAAGAATCTCCCATGGCACTTATTTCAAGCTCATCGAATGAACGGTTGATTGTTACTGCTGTGACATGGTCGCTAAGATCAACAGTGTTAATCTTAACGCCTACATTGTTATTCAGAAATACAGCCATTAGGATTATTCCTCGTCTTTCTTAGTAGATGCTGGCTTTGGTGTTGGTGTGCTAACCTGCCCGATTTTTTTCAGGAAGGCTTCGTTCTCTTGTTCCCACTCGGA